TCACTCCCCCGCCAGCATGGCGATTTCCTGCGCGCTAAACCGGCGCCCGGTGTCTTCCCATGCGATCAAATCGCCCAGGAAGTCGTAGCTCACCGAAGGCTCCCCAATGGAGCCTGGTGTTCTGGCAATGGCCGCCCGGAGCTGCTGGGACTGGTCCGGGAGGTGGCGGGCCTTCTCGAAGCCGACCATCCCCTCTTGCACCTGCACCACTTCATCGAATCGGCGGGCCTCGTACAGCTTGGCACGCAGCACCATCCACCCAGGGGCGGATTCGTTCAGGTACACCGTGAGGATGTACGGCACGCCCTTCTTGAGTTGGAACTGCGGCGCAGATGTGAGGTAACCCCTCTCGCTCGGGGATGGATCAAGGCAGTAATCGGTGCCCACGGCCGTGCCCAGCGTGTTGAACATGCACCGGCCAGAGCCCTGTGTCCAGAACGTGCCAACGGTCACACCATCCACCCGGCTCCACAACTCCAGCGCCAAGCCGTCAGCGCCGACAAAAGCACCTGCCCCGTGCGTCCAGATGGGCTGGCGCGCGAAATTCTTCACGGTGTTCGGGTCGGTGATCTGCACGAACCCCATGGGGACATGCTGGGTGGTTTCGATGGGCGCGCCCGGCTCGCCGTCCCACACAATGCGGGCCTGCAGCGTGACGCCTGGGCCCAGCGCATAGTGCGGCTCGTCCAGCTCGGGCTGATAGTTGAAGTCGTAGTAGTCGGGCGATCCGTCCGAGTACAGGGAGCCGCCACCACCGCAGGCAGTAAGCAGCACAAGCAAAAGCAGTTGAATGATTCGCATGGTGTAGGGGCGTAAAAAAGCCCGCACTCGGCGGGCTGTTGAAATGAAAACGCCCCTTAGAGGGGCGGTGTGGTTATGCGAATAGAGGGTTGGGCAGCGCTTGGTATCGCTCCCAAAACGCTTTCTGCTGCTCTGCGCTCATGGGTTTTGCATCCACCTCGCCAACGTGCGAAACGTCGTAGGCTCCGTCCCAAAGTCGCGGGTCTGTGAATTGTTCGCGCATGAATGGCTCCATAGCGCGGTGAGCGTTCGGGAGCATGTGCGTGAAGATCCCCGGTGACCCAGTGAAGAATTCGATGTCCTGGTAAACGTGGTCAATTGCGGTGTGTAGGCGCCCCGTTGTCAGGTTGCGCAATCGCTGAATGTCCATCTCGCTTCTCCATGAAAAAAGCCGCTCAAGGCGGCTAGTGAGTGGTGTTCACCGGGGTTTCTTCCTCCGGCTCTGGCAGTTCGTAGTCGTCGCTGTCTCGGCCGTCCTGCCAGCGCTCGGGGTAGTGCTTTGTGTTGTAGACGTCCTCGCGCTCTCGGAGTCTGCGGCTAGCCATGCTGGCCTCCTTTTCTTGTCGAAATGATCAGCCACACAGCGGCGATGTTCCAGACTGCCAAGATGAAAAGCGAAGCAGCCAACCACATCAAGCCTTTGATTTCTTCGATGTTACAGGCCATGCTGGCCTCCTTTGATGCCGTGGTGCTGCTCTGCGAAGCGCACGCCGCTCATGAAAAGTCCGATGTGGCGTGATCGTTTTGCGAAACCCTCTGCAACCTGCTCCTCCGTCAGCGGCACCGCCCCGGCCTGCGCCTGGGTGGGCTGCGGGGTGGTGAATACCGGATACTTGCGCAACAATGCATCCAGCTCAGCGCCGTGACTTGGCTTCTTTGTTCCGTGAGAGTAGATCGGCTCCCTGCTACCGTTTGGGGTGCGGAACCACGTTATCCAGCCTTCTGGCTCTCCCGCCACTGCTGGCGGCGTGCCCCGCACAGCCTCCAGATTCGCGCGCACCGTCTCGGAGTTGTGGCACGCCCGGAACATCAGGCAGGCTGCGTAGGGGTGGTACTCGCCGGGAGTGCAGGGCATCCCGCAGGTGCCGCATGGTTGTGTCGGCTCAGTCATGGTTTGCTCCTTGCTTGCGGGCTGCGAGGATAGATTCGAGGCAGCGGCGGTAGCCCAACGCAACAGCTGCGCGCCAGACTGCTCCGTAGAGCATGCTGTTGGCGTTGCGCGTGCCGTCCGTGCAGGTCCGGTTGGCCTCCAGCGTCACGCCATCATCTAGAGCGCGCGCCACTGGGCGGCCAGCCATCGCCACACCGACGAGTCGTGGATCATCCGGCAGCAGGTCATCGCGCACCAGTCCTATGCTGAACTTGTGCCCTCGCGGCGGCTTGTTGTGCCGGTGATGAGCGGCCACAAACTCGCATGCCTCGCGGAAGCTTACAGGGGAAATCGTCAATTTAGCCATCACTCCCCCTTTCTGCTATCCGCAGATGAGGTGGGCGGTGGAGGAAGGGGCATCCAGTGGGTAGGTGCATCTTGGCCATCCCATGTGTAGCCATCAAGGCCTACTGACCATCCGGCCCCAGCTTCTTCGACCTCGGTAGCTGGCCAATGGCACCACATTGCACACCCTATGCGATCTCCGCGCCGAAGAATGATCTCCACTCCATCCTTCGGAGCTGTCTCGATTGGTTGCCACCCTGCTCCCTCTAGGGGAGAGAGGTGGGGGCAGGCAGGACACGGCATGTCGCCGATTGCCCCGGTGTAATCGCATACTTGGCACCCCTGAACCTTTATTTCCACCTCGACACCAAGAGCGTTCTCCAACAGCTCCACCGCCTGCGGATGGGAAAGCACTACGCCGTGAGCATCCGACCCGCGCCAGTACGTCCCCCACGTCGAACACTGCTGTTGCAACTCGTTCCGCAGATCACGCTTGACTCGCAAGGCCTCCTTGTCTTCCATGGCGGCCTTCCAGAATGGCGCCAGCCAATGACCTTCTGGCGGCGGGTTGACGCCCTGCGCTCCAAATGCAAGCGCCCCGGTGATTGACTCTGCAACGGTTGAGCGAATGCCCAGCGGGTCGGCGTCAATGGAATAAGCCGCCACTGGCTCACTCCCAGCACTTGCTGCGCCGGATTCAGATGTGATAGCCGCTCCCTGTGCCGAAACGGGATTTCCCGTTTCGGGTGTGATAGCACTCCCCGCACTTGCTGCGAGGGAGGCGCGGCCAGCATCCCGGGCAAGCGCCTTGCGCAGATCCGCGATGAAAACCGCCGTCGCTGGCGCATCCTTCCATAGAGGCGTCTCCCAGCGGTCAATAACTGCTTGCGCTGCATCGCGCAGGCTCATGTCTGTTTTATCGGTCATGGGGAATCCTTGTGCAACGGCTAGTTATGCGGCCTTCTTGAGTGGCGCCCAGACGGTTGATGCAGGCTTGGCCTCTTTCTCGCCCAGCCACCACACGCCGCCCTTGCCGTCATCGCAGCGGTCTTTGGTGCGGACAATCGGCTGCTTGGCGCCAACGTTCTTCTTGAGCCACTTGGCGTAAGCGTTGGCAATACCACCGGCACGGCCTTCTGGGCAGACGATGCGCTGGCCCTGCTTGACCTTGCGGAACAGTGGGGCGTACTTGCCTTCTTCTGAGCGCTCGCGCCCTGTGTACGGGTCGTTGGAGATGCTCAGTTCAGATGGGTCGATGGCTTTGTATGTGGCGGTCTTGGTCATGGTGGCTCCAGAAACAGAAAGACCCGCTATTGCGGGCCTGTGTGTGGGGTGGGGGAGGTCAGAAGGGTGGGATGTCGTCGTAGCCGTCCTGCTGCGGCGCCTGTCGCTGCTGCGGTCGTTGCTGCGGCGCCTGTTGGCCATCGCGCGGCTTCGGGTCATTCAGGTAGGCCCAGCCATCCCAGCCGATGGGCACAGCCTCCAGCTTGAGCATCAGCCCGTTCTTTGTTTCGATCACAGAGCCCAGCGTTTGATAGCGGCTCTTCTCTGCTCCGGTGCTGTCGGTGTACTTGCCAGTGACTGCGGTTACTTCGTACTTGCGTGCCATGATGGCCCTTTCAAATTGCCCGCCGCCCAGCGCGGCAGGAGTTGGTTAAACGGGGTGTTGCTCCACGATTTCGTGGATGGTCTTTTCGATGTAGGCGTTTGCAGCCTGCACCTTGATCTTGATGCGCTCTTCTGCCGCTAGATCACGCCGGTAGAGAACGCGGGTCACGCGCAAGGCCGGGTTGATGTGCGACACGTAGTGCAGCGATTCATCCTCATAGCCGATCAGATCGGGCGGGGTATCTACAAGGCACCACGCCACTTCAAACTCGAGCTTGTCCCATAGCCACATGTACGCACGCCCTTGCCATTCATAGTCGGCGTCGTGGGCCTGTGCGGCGGTGGCCGGAAACGTCGCCAGCGACCACGCTGACTTAATGTCCGTGATGCGGCGCGGTTGCACGATGTCGCACTCTCCGGTGATCCATTCGTTGTCCCGGCGCTCGGAGTTCTTTTCGACTGAGGAAAAAAACACCGAGTTGTATAGGTCGATGGAGTCTTGCTCGACCATCTGGCCCTTTTCCGTGAACTTGCTGGAGAACGTCTGTTCGTAGCCGTAGACGAACTCCTTTGCGAGCTGGTCCAGGTAGGTCTTGGCACCCGCCGAAAGGGATTGCTCTTTCAGCGGCGCCAGCAAGGCCTTTTCCTCGCCGGTCTTCTTGGTCTTGCGCGCAATGGCTGCGAGGTCATCTGTCAGCAGAGCCGGGTCGATGGACTGTGCATCCGTCATGATCCGTCCCAAGCTGGATGCACGGAACTTGAACGGCTTCATGCGGGCGCATCCTCAGGTACGCCAGCCGATGCAACTTGCAGTTCTTGTGTGAGCCATTCATCCTGTTCTTGCGTCAGAGTGAAGTTGCCGCGCACCTTCTCTGCCGTGTATTCCCCGGCTTTGATCTTGTCCACCGCCGCTTTGAGGCGTTCATCGGTGATCTTGGGCAGGGTGCGCTTCGCCACAGTCGGACGTATGCGCAGGCACTCCACGGTGTCGCCAGCGAGCTTCGTGGTGCTGGCAAACAGGGTGATGGGCTTACCCGCCCAATCCTCGATATACGGCCCGTAGAGCTTCGCAATGCTCTTCTGGTTCGTGCTGTTGAGGATCATCGGCTTCTGGTTCTTGAGGTGAGCCACTGTGCATTCCTCTTTCTTGCCGCCGGTCCCGGTGATGACTTCACGCGCAACATGGGCGATAACCACCGTCAGGTCTTCGCCTTCGTTGAGCGAATAGGCGCCGATGTAGTCGGGGTTCATCAAGCGCTTGTAGTGCGTCTTGCTCATGGTGTTCTTTCAGTAGTAGGGATACAGCACCCCAGCAGCAAAGCTGAAGACTGCAATAAATGGAGTAGCCAAGACGATCAGAAATAGCAGGTCGTCTAGGCCTATCTCTATGTCATCGGTGTTGGTCATGGCACTACCCACACGGCCTTTCCTCCAGTTGGCTGGAACTCTTCGGTCTTGAGTCGTATGTACTGCTGCCCAGGCACTCCAGCAGACTGCACATAGCCCTGAATGCCCCACGGCTTGACTTCGGTGACAACCACCATGCAGCCGCCGAACGTTTCGCGCTCTGGGTTGACCTGAACGATTTCATGCTCTGTCATTGCCCACTCCTTCGCACTTGGCTAGTGCGGCGCTGGCCTTTTCTTCGCAGCGATCCCAGCCTACGCCGTAGAGGTCGCCATGCGTTCGCCGGATGTAGTCCCATCCTGCATTCATATCTCGCAGCGCCTCTTTCAACTCCTTCACCATCTCCACTAACTGCACAGGTGACAGGCCAGTGTTGTGAAACACTGTTCCGGCTTCCAGCAATAGATCCCGGTTGGCGCGAGCCTGCCGTACTCGCGGGGAATCAAGACTCCCGCTAATTAGAGCCACTCCTTCAACAGGAACGGTGTCGTTCTCTCGCGCGGACCCATGGCGCAAACCACCATATTCATCGGTCCACCAAGGCCCCGGCGTCGGCTTCATTTCACCCATGGCTGGCCTCCTGGTGCTCGATTGCCAACAGGCTTTGGATCTGGCGGTCAATCTCGGTGATGCGGGCTTGGAAGTCGGCGCGGGCCTTTTGCTTGGAGGCCTCCAACAAGGCAACTTGCGCCGCAGTCGGGTCGAAAGCGTCAGGTATCTCAACCTCGATGGAGTAAGGCATAACGGTTGCGTAGCCGTACTCCTGCATTTCCGCCGAGAAGAACTGGAAATCGCCTTCGCAGTGGGTAATAAACCCCTTGATGGTTGTTTTCATCTCTCACTCCTTGCAACAATCCCCACCGCAACATCAGCCCTTACCTTGTGCTCTGCTGTCCACAGTTCGGGGCGGTCTTTCTGTGCCTGGGCTAGGGCATCGCGCAGGCTTGCTGCGGTGTCCTCTTGGGCCTGTATCTCGCCAGGGCCATCCAGCCATTGCGCCAAAAAAAAGCAGCCTAGGAGGGCTGCTATTGCTGCGGCTGTTTGCCAATTGGGGTGAATGCGGTTCATTGTGTTTCCTCGGTCGGAGCTGGCTTGCGCTTGACGACAACATTGATGGGCGGCAGTTCGACCGGCTCCGGCCACTTCGGATAGGTGATGTACAGCCCCGCCAACTTGAGCAGCGGGATGACTGCGCGGCCTGCCTCAGTCAGCCGCACATAGGTGCCCTGGTGCTGGTCCAAGTCTTGTTTCACACGCTCCGCAAGTCCTTTGCCCTCAAGCGCGCGGAACGTTGTCAGGAACATCCACGAATCGCCAAGTTGATCGAGTTGGCACATGCACTCAATCTGGCGGCGGGAAATGGTCAGCGCGAAGGCTGTGCTGGTGACGTAGTCCTTGAACATGCTCATGCTTTTACCTCTGCGTTATTTGCACCATACGTATTCACCAGCAACTTGATCACCAGCTTTGCTGACTGGTGCCCGTCTTGCGCACACTGCAGCAGGGCCGCGATCACCTCCTTGGCGTTGTCTCCGTGGTCTGTTGCTGACCAAATCTTGTCGACATCACCCATTCGCGCCTCAATCAGCGCTAGGGCTGCAAGTCGGGCTTCTTCGCGCTCAAGCTCTGCGGCCTCGCGCTGCAATTGGTCTTCGTGGTCTGCGCATTGGCGCATCAGGACTTCAAATGACATCGGGCCTCCTGGCATGAAAAAAGCCGCACTAGGCGGCTTGGGTTGTGTGGGGTTGGTGGTGGCCGGTGGTATCTCCGGCTTGCTGGCGGACCGGTTGAGCCAGCGTCTTTTGACGACATTCAGTCCATTGCCCATCACCACTGGGCATTCACCACCAGAAAGCAGCCCGCGCAGTCATAGGACTGGCAATGTCCCTGCTGCCGAATGCCATTCGTTGCAGGCTGCTATCTGGAGGCCCTGGGCATCACGCCCAGGTGGCTTGCACAAATTTCTAAGCTCACGTTTCTCGACTAACAGGGCGACTAATCGCAGGACTTACAAGGGGCGGAACGGTGTCTATCCGCCATTACCCCTAAGCTGCCTGACTTACTGCGCCACTTACTGCGGTACTTTGTTTTGCTTCGAAACCTGAGCATTCCTCAAGCCATACGGGGTCGTAGTTCAGCGGATGCATGAACCATCCCTTGGCAATGCCGTGTGGATTACCTTTCACGGTGATCTCCTGGTTTGGCGCTTCAATAGGACCGCCCCGGCGGCTTGCATGAAGCGTTGCAACAAGCATGGTGAGCGGCCCAGCCACTCCGTCATAAGCGGGGTGCACACATTGGCCGTGTGCGTCGAATTCGAGTTGCTTACGGTGCTTGCACTCGTAGCAGTTTGGTTTGTTCATTGCCTTCTCCAGGTGGCTTGCCCTGTCTATAGGAAGACAGGGAGGGGTTAGAACTTGAGCTTCTCCAGCTTCATGCATTGCTTGCGCAAGCTGCCAAGCTTCTTTTGGCGCAGCGCCTCGGCTGCTTTTACTGCTTCGCCGTAGTCAGCGAAAACATCGCGGCCTACCGCATATATGTTCCAGGGCGCGCGTTCAAGAAAGACATACTTGTCTGTGCTGTTTGATTTCACGACCTCTTCTGTAACTCCAGCGGTAAGCGCGTGCTTGACCAGCCAAACGTGTTGACCTGCTTCCATGCTCTTCTCCTAGTTTGTTGAATTTGGGGGGATTGGTGCCCCAGGCGGGAATCGCAGGCTTCCATGGCGGCCACCTCTGCCCAGGCCTGATTGCGCAGGCGCTGCAGCTCTTGCGGGGAGATTGGTGGCGGTGCTGCCGGGTTCGTCGCAAGAGCTGCGCGTGAAATCTGCTTGAAGCTGACTTACGTCACACCTCGCTTTCCACAAACTCGCCATCGGCGCTCAGCTCATACCAAACGTCAGGCTTGATACCGTCCTGGCCGACCATCGCAGCGCGGATGCAGATCAGGTCGCCGTCATCGTTGCGATGCGTCAGCACAATCGCACCGCCAGCGCTTGCCTTTGCCTTCGCATCAATGCCCAGAGCGGCTGCCACAGCGTGCTTGCCCGTGGTGGCGGCGTTCGCCCAGTTGCCCGTGGTGGCGGCGTTCGCCCCTTCGCCCGTGGTGGCGGCGTTCGCCCCGTAGCCCGTGGTGGCGGCGTTCGCCCCTTCGCCCGTGGTGGCGGCGTTCGCCCGGTAGCCCGTGGTGGCGGCTTCTGCGCCTGAGGCAACCTGCGCCGCAATCGCCACCGCATCAGCGCCAGCAATGATGGCCGTTTGCTTTACGCGGGTGGTAGTGTCCAGCTCGTCAAACAACTTGCCCACCAGCCAATCAGCGTCATCACCGCGTTTTTCAGCGATCAGCGCGCGGTACACCGGCACGAATTCAGCGCCCTCGGGGAACTTGCCCAGAAACCAGCGGTAGCCATCGCTGCATGCGGCCCACGACTTCACGCGGTCTTTGGTGATCTGGAGGTTGTTGGTGGTCGCGGTCGAATCAGCCATACTGGCTCCTTGGGTTATGTTTTGCATTGCGCCTCCTGGGCGTAAAAAAGCCCGCGTGGTGCGGGTTGTTGGGTTAGGTGGTTGTTGCTGGCTGCTTCGCCTTGTCGTAGGCCTTGATGCCCCACGCGATCCAGCAACTCGCGCAGCCGTGCTGCAACTACTGTTGCGGTCATATATCTCCTATCTGCGCTGAATAAAAAGCGCCCCGGCTTGCGGGGCGAACCCCTGCGCAAGGCAGGAGGGGAGGGATTGAAGATGGCCCCGGACTTCTACCGGCGCGGTAATGCATTCACCATCTGGCAAGCAAGCGACACGGCTTACTCCCTTGCGGGCTGTCGTGAGGACTCTTTCGAGCTGCCTTGCACTTGCTTGCCTGAAAGTCCTGGGCATCCCGCCCAGGTGGTTTGGTGGCTAGACAAACATCGCCAAGCTATCTTCGCTGCTGCTGTATCGGATGCCGCAACGTGCAAGAACTTCGATGTCTTCTGGCGTGGCAACTTTTGCCAACTCGTCACAATCAATGTCGAGCCAGATTTCGTCATGTCCCGCCGACGAAACTATGTCTCGTTTGCTTCCGGGTAGCAGCTTGTCAAGCAAGTTGAAAGCGTGCAAATCAGGACGACCCGGGATGTCTTTGTTTTTCAGAAAGACACCATCGTTCTTCTCAAACTCTGCGTGTAAGTCTTCGACCATCTCTCATCTCCTTCAAGTTCATTGATCCGAGGGGGCTGGGTTGGAGGCAGCCTGTAAGCTGCGCTTACTAGTTGCTATGCGGTTCTGCTAGCCATTTGTCGCCTTCGGCCTTGATTTCATCCATGATTTCTTCGCGGCTTTTCGGGAGGCCCTCGGCGTTCGTGTTGAATGGATTGATGGTCTGGAAGAACTTGCGCGTTTCCTGCCTATTTTTCCCAGACTCAGGGTCCTTCCAGCGGCGAGTCCGTTTGATCGCCACTTCGTAAAAGACGTGCCGCATCTCTCATCTCCTTCATATTTCATAGTTCATTGATCCGAAGGGGCGTGTATGGACGGGCCGGGCTTGATTCCGGCTTAAGCGTGTTTTCGGGTCCGACCATTACGTCATTCGACCGGAGGTATTCATGCGGGCAGCCGAAGCTGAACCCCAAACGCTGGGCATTCCTCGTCGCGCGCTTCCTTCAGCGCCGCCGCCCATACAAGCCCCCTCAAAGCCTCATCCCACTCACTGAATGGGGCGGGGCTACTCGCCTTCGAACTTCCCGGTCGAGGCTTGCAGATACAACCCGTCAGCTTCAAAGGACAAGGCAATTGCGTGCTCCTCAATCGGCATGCCTGCCTGTGCGGCATGGATCAGCACCTTCCGCGATGAATTCATCTGCAATTCGGCCGAGTGCCTAGCGACGACTGCGATGGCCAGCGTCAGGCCCGCAACGCCTGGGTGCTGTTCACGCATCTTTTCCAGCTCGCGTTGAGTCACCGCGAGCGCGGCATGCCCGCCTGTGTCCAGCAGCAGCCGGTTCGCGCGCTTCTGCGGCACTTTGCATTTCATTGGCCGTGCGCCGGGAATTTCAAGTTGTTCTTCCATGCTTCTCTCCTTGGTTAAATAGCCCAAGTACCTCTTTCACAGGCACTTGGGCTAGCCCCGCGTGAGCAGGGCGGGGGTGGTTAGTTCGTCCCGCAAATCACACCCAGCACATAGCGGAGGTTTTCAGTAACTCCGTTGCTGGAGTCCTGGTCCAGATGAATGCCGTCAGTCCATGCCACTTCCACAGCATCGAAGCTGGCGTAATGGACGTTCCGCTCTATGGCCACGCCGCGCACTGCGGTCCTGATGGCGGCGACCCGGGCGTATATCTCTGGCTCAACCCGGTTCTGGTCGAGCTTGGTGATGCCGGTGATGACGGGGATCTTTCCCTGCATCCGGATGTAGTCCACCAGCACGCGGTAGTCGTGGGCGACCTGGGCAACGTGGAAGGGCTCTGTGCGGAAGTCGTTGATGCCGGTCTGGATGACGACGATGTTGCTCGGGTGGTCTTCCGCGCCGTAGGCCTGCTGAGGGCCGGATGGGAACAGATCAACCCAGGCTTCCGGGAAGGGTGTTGCATAGCCCCGCAGTAGGTCATAGGTCCGCAGCCCCCCGGCCGTCTTGTCGGTGACCGTGTAGCCAAACTTGCGCAGCCAGTCGGCCGGAGTGGTTTTCAGTCGCCATGTGGTCTTGTTGTTCACGAACCCGAACAGGACGCTGTCCCCGTTCAGCTCGACCGTGCAGGCTTCCAGCCCTTTGGTGTGGTTGACTTCTTGAGCAGATGCGCCGCAGCCCACCAGGGCAATTGCAAGCGCGATGGCCAGTAAGTGACGCATGTGATTCCCCAATGAAAAAGCCACCCGGAGGTGGCTGTTGAAAATCCAAAGCGGTCTTGGTGAAGGCGGCTTTGGGTTTGCCACTCTCTCGAATGGCGATGCCGGTTACGCAATCCGGCGGTATTGCACCCGCGTTTAGGCCCGATGTATGCCGCTGGCGCCGCCCAAGCACTTCATGTCTTGAGTCGCTGAATCCAGCTTGGTAGCTCCGATCTGAGGCTGCATATACGTTGTGGCGGCGTCTCCTGGCTATCGCGGGGTGGGCGCTCCCGCAGCCATCAGCCAACTTGAATCCCATGCCGTCTGTCGCGCGGCTTTCGCGTGCTTTTGCTGAGTGGCCGGGTCGTCCGGCTCAGGTGGGTTGCATGTGTTTTCCTTCGCAGCGCTGGGCTGCCTGGTTGTTGAGGTGCTATCGCCCGCACCGGAAAGGGCGGCTCTTTTGTCTCACGCGGTGTGCCCTGCCGCGTCGTCAGCACCTCGCGGCGCCTTCGCTTACTCCGTTTACCCACTTTGGGGACTGGAGACGGTTTCCCGCGCTGCGCGCTGTTGATCACTGCACGCGGCTATTGCTCATCCTCAGTTTTTAATGAACTCATTCGTGGTGACCGCCGATCCGCTCACCCTGTCGCTGCGTTTTGCTGCGATGGGTTGAAGTATAGAGACTCTATACATGGTGTCAAGCGTTTCTGAACTAAAAGTGTGGAAATTCTGCACTTTCTGTAAACTCGCGCCAAGCGCCACCCCGGCGCGCAACAGGAGCCACACATGACAGAAGCGACAGGCGAAAAAAAACCCGCTCATGGCGGGCGCGCGGGGCGTTGTGTGTCAGCGGTGTTTCAGCAAGTCGATCAACCGTTCGCGTTCGGCAGTCATGGCCGCAGGGTCGGTAAAAACGGCCTGATTGAGCGCATCAGGCGCAGAGCCGCTTTTCTCTGCTTCCTTGGTGCATTGCAGGGCCTTGCGCAAGCGGGCGGCCTGGATGCGCCCGGCGCGGCGGTAGAGCAAATCCCAATCGCTCTCGCTGATGTCGGCAATGCAAGAGCAGTGCGCGCCGCGCATGCGAATGAGGCGGCTGCGCACCTGGTCGGCGATGGCGTTGTACTCGTTGCGCCGATCCCGTCCGATGGCCAGGCGGTGGCCAAGAATGAACCCGATCAAGCCAGTAACCAAAGGGGCGGCAAGCTGGACAACCGGACTACGCAGCAGCTCCTGGAAGCTCTCTTGCTCCATTGTGTGATTTCCTTTTTGGTGTCGCTACTGCTTGGCTATGCCTGGGCATATCGACCCTGGTTCTAGCCATCCTCCCACTTGCCCAGCACTGTGCGGGCTACCGTTCAACAAGGCGCCGCGACTTGCGGCACTCCTTCACATCCACCAGCGTCTTAAACCGGTGGTCCTCTTTGGTGATCCACTGCATGTTGCTGGGCCGATCCTCGCCGCCCGCGCATAGCGGCGTCACATGATCCACCTCCCAGCCCGGGCAGGCCCCGCGCTTGAGTCCGGTGACCGGGCAGGGGTTCTCATTGCGGAACGCCCGCACCTGGGCCTGGTCGCGCGGGATCTTTGCGAAGGTGGGCAGGGTCAGGAGTAGGGCGGCCAGTAGGGCAGCTACTTGCGCGCGTCCGATTCCATCTTTTCGCATGTGCTGGCAATGAATCTCGCTGTGTCTGGGTCGTTGGATTTCTTCCCAAAATCCTTCCAACACAGCTCAATGGCCGACTGCTGCGCTGACTTGGCCTTGCCTTGTGGCGTGTTGCCAGAGCAAGACCCAATGAGCACCAGCAGCGCAAAGCCACCAGCGGGCACGCCCAGCGCCCACTTCCACCAGCTCGACCCACCACTCTTTGGCGGGTTCATCACTGGTGGCGGCATGTCCTGGTAGTAGCGCCCGACCTTCGGCGCTTCGCTTGCCACTGGCGCGCCGCAGTGTGGGCAGGCCGCCGCCTTGTCGCTAATCTCCTTGCCGCATTCGGCGCATGCAATCAGTGCCATCAATCCTCCGTTATCCGTCTTCCCATTTCCCCAGCACCGTGCCCAGGATGTGAAACTTCTCCCGGATGGGCTCGTGGGATGGATTCAGCGGCTGCAGCCATTGGCGGCCGTCCTCGTTCTTGTAGACCTTGAACGTCACTTCGTCGGTGCCATCAAGGCAGGCCACCACCCGATCTCCGTTGCTGGGGTTCTTGCGCTCTGGGTCCACGAAGATGTAGCAGCCCTCGGGGTAGGTCCTGCTGTTGCCGCTGGGCGCCGTCATGGAGTCGCCGCGCACGCGCAGAGCAAACGTGCTGCCGCTGTGGCTGACGGGGCAATCCATCCAGCGGTCGGCCTGGCCTGGCAGGTGTGGATCTGCAGCGTTGCACCACTCACCGGCCTGCACCCAGGAAATCAACGGCACCTTGCCACGCAAGTCTGGGCCTGGCTCTGTATTGGCGACGCCCTCAAGCGGAAGCGGGTAGCCAGTCAGGGCTGAAACGCGCTTCATCTGCTCGAAGCTGGGCTTGTGTCGCCCATTTTCCCAGCCGGAGACATTGCCTTTCGACATCTCCAGTTTTTCGGCCAATCCGTCCTGCGTCAGCTGCGCGTGCTTGCGGGCCGCCCGGACCCATTCATTCGTGCTCATGGAGGAAATGTAAAGAACATCTGAACAAATTGGGTACTGAAATGCTTGACCTTGTGGGTGCAGAAGTTCTATACTGGTATCGAAATTCTGAACAGGACAACCGATGCACCCGATCGACAAAGCCGCCGACATCATCGGCTCACAAACCGCACTGGCGGCAGTGCTGGGCGTCAGCAAGGGCGCCGTCAGCCAGTGGAAAGACGAAGACCGCCGTGTTCCTGCCGCCCATTGCGTGGCGATTGAGCAGCAAACCAAAGGCGCCGTCACCCGCCGCGACCTGCGCCCCGACGACTGGCACCTGATTTGGCCCGAGCTGGCCAAGCCCGCCCGCAAAGCCAAGCACTCGGAGGCCGCCCATGGATAAGGCGACCTCCCGCATTGTTCTGGGTATCAGCCGTTCTTTGCAGCGGCTGAAAAAAGCGCAACGTAGTTCTCCAGAACTGCATTCCGCGCTCGCGCTTCCGCAGGTGGCGTTTCCTCGTCGTCCTGAAGCGCTTCTTCCTGAGCAATCTTCAGGTGCAGAGCTGCCTGAGCGCAAGCAAGCGCCGGGAGCGTCTGAATGATCGCGTTCAACGTCATTGACAACGCCAAGGTGTGCCCATTGAGCACGTCTATTTCTTCGTTCATGGCCGGGGCCTCTCTTTTGAAGTTGGGGAACCTCAATCGTAGAGCAACCCCGGCCACCAATCTTCCAGAGCCAAAGCAGCAGGAGGCCGCGTAAATGACAAAACCTTTGATCGTAGTTCGCCCGCGCCACACCATCGCCGTTGAAGCCCTCGACAACCTGCGCGAGTACATGCACTCGCAGGTCAATGAAGAGTACGCCGTGCTGGTAATCCCAAGCCATGTCGATGTTTACCGCACTGCTGAGGGCCAGGCAGTCGAGTTGTCTGAGCCGCAGCCTCAGTTCATTGAGTTCCCGCACAAAAAAGGCTTCTGGGAGCTGGTCTTTGAGTGGTTCGACCGCAAAGCCAAGCCCACCACAGAGGCCGCGTAACCCATGGCCGCAGACAAGTCCGAGCTGCGCCAGCTCGCCCCCAACCACCTGCTCCAAGCCCTTGACGCCATCGCCATGGCAAAGGGCTTGGAGCGCCACGCATACATCGAAGCTGTGCTGACGGCAGAGGTAGTGAAAGTGGGCCATGAAGCAATGGTCGTCGCTCGCTGCCTGCAGGGCAATCCGCTGCTGTCGGATGACGCGGGAGTGACCCCATGAATGCTTTCCAGATGGCCCGCCCACGCGGGCAAGACACCGCGCCCTCCAAGGCACCGCGCAAGACCAACCTCAGCCGCGCGCCCATTGAGGGCAATGTGCAGCAGGCCTTGGATCGCAACGGCCGACGCACGGTGAGCCTGTCGCCACGCACTGCTGGCGCTATCACCATCGAATCGCGCGAGCAGAGCGCCGCCAGCGTGGCGAAGCGCCGCAAGATCAGCAAAGGGGGCACCAAGTGATGCAAGCCCAGCACCTGGTTCGCGCCAGCGACCCTCTCTCCAGCGTTCTCGCAGCCGAGCGCGCTATCAAGTTCGCAGGCAACCACTGCGACCGAATCCTGGCCGCTCTGGCCAACGGCCGCCAAGCCACCGCCCACGAACTGCAGAGCATCACCGGATTGACCGTGGTGCAGATCGACCGCCGCCTCCCAGAATTGCTCAGGGCTGGCCGTGTCCAGGTCGTGCAGCGTGGCGGCATGGATCTGATCCGTGGTGGTGCGCGGGTGTGGGAGGCGGTATGAGCTATCAAGCCTACGAAGCCGCAAAACGCGCATGGATCGCCGCGCACCCTGGCGCAACACCTGAGCAATACGACGCAGCAATGCGGGCGATTGCAGAGCGGCTGGGGGTCTGATGCGCTATGGTTTCATCTACTGCCTGGGGAACGAGTCTTTCCCAGGCCTGTACAAGGTCGGCTTTACCGAGCGTTCCCCAACGCAGCGAGCAGAGGAAATCTCGCGCGGCACCGGCGTGCCTTCGCCCTATTGGGTCATCTGCTACTTCGAATGCGAGCAGCCCGAGCGCGTGGAACGCGAGATCCACAACATGCTCGCTCGATACAGGCCAAACCATTGCCGTGAGTTTTTCAGCGCTCCGCTTGAGCTGATTGCGGCCTTGTTTTTCCATCACCGTGACAACTTGGCATGGGTAGACCGCACCCTCTACGAGGCGACCGGCGAGCACCCATGGCATGCCAGCAACCCATATGAAAAGGCGGTGTGCTGATGGCCCGTATCCGCACTATCAAGCCCGAGTTTCCCCAGTCCGAGAGTATGGGACGCGTCTCACGCGAGTCCCGCCTGTGCTTCGTTCTGCTATGGACCCTTGCTGATGACGCCGGAAGGCTTCGCGGCAATTCGCGAATGCTCGCGAGCCTTCTGTACCCCTACGACGACGACGCCAAGAACCTGATTGACGGGTGGCTTGCCGAACTTTCCAGCGAGGGCTGCATCGCCCGCTACGAGGTTGATGGCACAAGCTACGTTCAGATCAGCGCCTGGCTCGAACACCAGAAGATCGACAAGCCCAGCGCCTCGAAACTGCCCGAACCACCCACGAAATCGCGAAAGCTCGCGAAGCTTCGCGAGGATTCAGCTGCGGAAGGGAGAGGAAGGGAAGGGAAAGGAGAGGATGGCGATGAGCCCTCGCGCCGCGACGACTCCCCGCCGACATCCCCGCCCGTCGTTTCCATCCCCCTGGTGGAAAGCTCCGAGTACCCGGTGACGGCCGAGATGATCGCCGAGTGGCAGCAGGCCTACCCCGCTGTCGATGTTGAGCAGCAGCTGCGCGAGATGCGGGCTTGGAGCCTGGCCAACCTGCCAAACCGCAAGACCGCCCGGGGCGTGAACGCATTCATCGTCCGCTGGCTGGGCAAGGAGCAGGACAGCGGCAAGGGCGGCGCACGCAGGGCGCATCAGCAGGACCTTGGAGCGTTCGTATGACTGGCCAGGACGCAATCCTCAACATGCGCCGCAACGGGAAATCCCCGGGCTACGTGTGGGTGGATGACTGCGCTGCCACCTGTCTCAACGATGGGGCGCACGTCACCCTGGCCGCCCGCGACGTGCCCGAGCAGCAGGACTGGCGTTTCCTGGTCGGCCTGCAGGTGATGGTGTCCGGGGAAGACGCGGGGCGCGTGGAGCGCATCGCCGCCGCCTGCGCCGAATACGCCAAGCGCGTCATCGCATCCACCCACCTGATCAACCGCGAAAAGATGGACTGGCTGGGCCGCCCGTCATCGACGGTTGTTCGCATCACCGACACGCAAGGAGTTTTGACATGGCCCAGGTGATCTACGAGGACGAAATCGACTTCGCGAAGTACGAGCGCGAGACGGATGCAAAGCAGAAGGTCAAGCCCGCATCGCAGTGGGTGCAAGAGCTGATCGACCGCATCAACAACCCGATCAAGGAGCGCCGCGCGCTGATGCCTTGGCGCAAGACCCACAACATGGTGGCCTTCCGCAAGGGAGAGGTGACCGTGTGGGGTGGTGCCAACGGCAACGGCAAGAGCCTGGTTACCGGCCAGATCGCCCTGAGCCTGATCGCGCAGGACGAGAAGGTGTGCATTGCCAGCTTCGAGATGAAGCCTGCCAAGACCTTGGAGCGCATGGGCCGCCAGTATTCCGGATTCAACGCCGACGATCCGGCATTCGCTGGCAGCACCGCAGCGAAGCTGGAATTGGTCAAGGTCTACGAGGAATTCAAGGAGTGGACCAATGGCCGCCTGTGGCTGTACGACCAGCAGGGCACCGTCACAGCAACCCAGGTGGCCGCCGTGGTGCGCTACTGCGCGAAGGAGAAGGGCATCACCCATTTCTTCGTGGACAGCCTCATGAAGTGCGTGGCCAGCGAGGACGACTACAACGGCCAGAAGATGTTCGTGGACGAGTTGACCGCCATTGCGCGGGACCACGGCATCCACATCCACCTGGTGCACCACATCCGCAAGCCAGCCGACGAGAACCACAAGCCCAGCAAGTACGACTACAAGGGCACTGGCGCCATCACCGATCAGGTGGACAACGTGATCAGCGTGTGGCGCAACAAGGCCAAGGAAAAGAAGCGCGACGAAGGCAAGCCCGTCGAGGACAAGGAGCCTGACGCCCTGCTTATCTGCGACAAGCAGCGCAACGGCGAGTGGGAGGGCTCCATTGGTCTGTGGTTTGACCGTCAGTCGATGCAGTACGTGGGCGGGCCCGGCGACGAGCCTTTGATCATGTACCGCCACCCGGAGGACTGCTGACATGCCGCAGAAGCTCCACTGCGCCCGCTGTGGCCGCGTCACACTGCACCCCGCCGTAGTCATCGGTGCCCAGCCCTTTGGCCGCGTGGCCGCGCGCGTGGCCTGGGTGGGGAAGTTGTCGGCCTCACGGCCAAGGAGTGGTTGAAATGAATTGCAAACCTGGAGATTTGGCGGTGGTTGTCCGAGGGCAAAACGCCGGAGTACTGGTTGATGTTGTAGAGCCTCACGCTCTATTCCGTGGGGCATGGCGCGTTCGCGTGCATAGCTATGCCATTGGGGACTTTGGCCCGGTTGAGAAGGGCGAATTCACTGGGTGTATGGATAGCAAACTTCGCCCCATCCGCGACCCAGGCGAAGACGCCCGGGATGAAACCCTGTCCTGGCTGCCGGTGCCCAGCTGTGAGGTTGTGGAGGCATGACCACGCTGCACCTCACGCTCCCATGGCCGCCCACGGCCCTGAGCCCAAACACCCGCCAGCACTGGTCCTCGCTCTCGCGCGCCAAGAAGGCCTACCGCCACGCCTGCGCCCTCACCGCCCGCCAGCAGGGCGCGTCCCGCTCCTATGCGAAGAAGCTGCACGTCTCCCTGGTGTTCGTGCCGCCGACGCGCCGGGCCTACGACCTGGACAACCTGCTGGCCCGGATGAAGTCTGGCCTGGATGGGCTCGCCGACGTGCTGGGGGTGGATGACCGCCATTGGAAGCTGGAGATCGACCGGTCCGACGAGATCGGCGGATTCGTGCGCGTGGAGGTCACAGCGTGAAAGCCATGCTCATCAAGTCCCCCAAGGGCCTGGTCGGCAGCACGCCCGCTGATCAGGACGCATGGGCCAAGTTCAAACGCCGCCTGGAAACCATGAAGCCCGGCACCTGGCTGCGGATGGAGTGGAGCCGGCCGCGTAACGGAGCCCACCACCGCAAGATGTTCGCGCTGCTGCAGCTGGTGGCCGAGAACAGCGAAACCTACAACACGCCCGAAAAGGCGCTGGTGGCGGTGAAGCTGGCCGCAGGCTACTTCGACCCGGTTCCCGACCCGCGCACGGGCGAAATCGTGCCGGTGCTGCACAGCGTCAGCTACGACGCCATGGACCAGGACGCTTTCGAGGCTTTCTACAGCGCCGCCCTGGACGGAGTGCTGCAGGTCATCTTGCCGACGATGCCGCGCGAGATGGCCGACCACCTGATGGAGATGATCGTGGAGGGCTGGGCATGAAAAGAACCGGCTTCCGCCCCCGCGCGCCCCGCCGCGAGCAGCGCGACCCAGACCGCGTGCGCAGCATGCCCGCCGTGACGCCCGGCGCATTCCGCGCGCCGCAGCCGGTGGCCACCGCCCCAGCCCCGGTGCCGAAGGTGGAGCCCATCCGCTGCAAGGCCTACCTGCGCCTGGTGGCCCAGCTGCCGTGCAAGGCCTGCGGCATCTGGGGCTACAGCCAGGCCGCGCACGCCAACGCTGGGAAAGGCATGGGCACCAAGGCCTGCGACCTGCAGACCTTCCCCTTGTGCTCCGACCGCCCGGGCCAGCGCGGATGCCACAGCCTTTTCGACCAGGGCGCGCTGTTCAGCAAGGAGGCCCGCCGCCTGATCGAGCCCGCGTGGGTGGCCGACACCCAGCGCCGGATTCAGGCCAAGGGTGTTTGGCCCAAGACTGCAGGAGCACCAACGTGACTTACCAGCCGCCACCCTGCCCAGTCTGCGGCGCATGGACCGAAGTCCTGGAAACCCGCCGCCGCCAGACCGGGGCCGTTGCCCGGCGCGTCGAGTGCGCCAACCTTCACCGGTTCACGGACTACGACCGGCAGCCAGTCCAGGCCGAGCAACCACCACCTGCAAAGCCTGAGCAAGCCGCGCCCGTTGAAACCACCGTGGCCCGGGCGATCCGCCTGCGGCCAGCGCTGCACACGATTTGGATGAACTGAAAGGGAGAACATGTACCAAGACGACCGCCGCACCATTGAGGAAAGCTACGCATCGGCAACGGCCAGCTCTGACCTGCGCTGTGACACCCGCGAGGGCGCGCCGCGCTCAGACACGGACCTGCTGATCGCCGCAGGCTGGTCGCCCAGCCGCATCGGGGCCGCACTGCTGCGCCTGCACACCGAGTGGGACGGCGCCGAGCACCTGCGGCCAGCAGCCGGGGCGGACTTCAGCCGTGCCGCCCAACAGCGGCCCGCCGACACCCAGAAGCCGCCGCAGACCCCGGCAGCCGCCCGGGCCAAGGCCGAGAAGCTGGCCGCCGAGCACAACCAGCAGCAGGCCAAACTGCTGATGTCGCACTTGAAGACCATGCCAGTCGTCCGCGAGCAGCTGACCCTGCAGCTCCTGAAGTGGAAGGTGGAAGACGCCGAGCAGGTGGCCGGGGCCCTGCTGCGCTGGTGGCTGGCCCCCAACTGCCACGCCTGCCACGGCCGCAAGTTCGAAGTGATACCTGACACCGGCCGCCTTTCGAGCAAGCAGTGCAAGCCCTGCGGAGCCACGGGAAAGTTACGGATTCCGCACGGGGATGCGGGGCGCAGGCTGGCGAACTTCATGGATGACTGTGTGCACCGCGCACGCCAATCGATCAAGAAACGCTTGCACCCAGCCGCTGGCCGTGTATGATTGCGGTAGAGGGCCGCAGAGAATGCTGATTCTCTCGCGCCTCGAAGTTCTGCCGGATGCCCGCAGCCACAGCCTGGCCATCGCCTGTAGCGACTGCGGTAGATGCTGATGGCACAACTCGCCCTGAATTTTTAAAGCCCGCTGGTTCGCCCCGCGGGCTTTTTCGTTTCTGCCGTGTGCCCGAGAGGCCTAAGGGTGACTAGAGCAAAAGGTCTGCGCGGCGCCTAGAGCCAATGCGCTTGACTTCCTGGGTTCGAATCCCAGCGCGGCACCACGTTCGCGGGCCTGCTGAAAAATCTTGTCGGACCCCGTTCCCAAAAGCAGCAGCGCCCGCAACACATTCCGCTCCCCGTTCATCCTGGAAACTGACCGGGAGCGCCAGGGGTAAATGGCGCTTGAACTCCGCCTGTGCCCACAGGTCATCAGCCAAGGTGCGACGGCAAGCCCTGCGGCCCATGTGGGTCGTTGTCCGAAGGGCTCTTAACTGGGGAAGTGCATGGCATCCATGACCATCAAAGTTCGCATTGCATGGTGGGTGCGTTGGTATATCTCCGGCGTGGCGCTGTGCTCCCTGCTAACTGGGTTGGAGCCCGACATGGAGAAGGTCAAGGCCAGGGTGATCAAGGGCGTGCGCTTGTCATGAAGCTCCAGCGCATCCCCAACAGGCTGGCATCCATCGCAACCAACCGCCTGCCAGCGCTCCAAGCCAAGGCAGGCACAGATACTGATTGCAGACAGGAAGTGGAAGCCTGAAAATAGGCGAGCCCCCAAGGTACTGGACATACCAAGGAGGCTCTAACCATCAACGAAGGGTGAGTTCGTATGACAGCTGTCGAAGATTCTACGTCTACAAAGACCTGCCCGAAGTGCGGCGAAAGCAAGCCGGCCACTTTGGAGTTTTATTACGCCAGGAAATCTCGGCTGCAGTCGCACTGCAAGACGTGCACGGCAGCGGCCAAAGCGGCCAAGGGGATTGCAGACAATCCAGAGTATCACCAGGCCAAGCAAGATCTATTGCATGGCTTGAAGCATTGCGTCGGCTGCTCATGCACGAAGCCGCTTGCGGAGTTCTACAAGAAGGCGAAATCTGTCACCACGCTATGTAGGCCATGCCAGCTTGAGGCGCAGTCAAAGAAGCGGCTGGATAAAAGCCCGGCTCTGGCGCAGAGGCGGAAGCTGGAGATGCGCGGGGAGAAGCAGTGCTCTTGTTGCCTAGCAATCAAGGCCGCGACTGCAGAGCACTTCTACATTGACCGCGGACGATGCACATCTAGATGCATCGCATGCTGCCTTGCCTATCGAAAGAGCTACAGAGAAACAAACCCTGAGTTGGTGAAAGAACAACTCAAGGAGTGGGCGAAGAAGCACAAGAAATACGTGGCCGACAAGCGGAGTGAGTGGGCCAAAAAGAACGCTGCTACACGCAAAGCCTACAACGATGCGTACTACGTACGAAACAAGCAGACCTTCATCAATGGCAATAGTCGGCGGTCCAAAGCCAGGAGAAAGACCGATCCTGTGTTCGCCATGACGTGTCGCATCAGATCCGCCGTAGGTGACGCATTTAGGCGAATGGGCTACACGAAGCGTTCAAAGACGCAAGCGATATTGGGCTGTAGCTGGATGGAGTTCAAGACTCACATCGAGCGGCAGTTTGTGAAAGGCATGCATTGGGGTAACAGGTCGGCGTGGCACATTGACCACATCATCCCGATTGCAACCGCCATCACAGAAGACGATGTGGTGCGGCTTAACCACTTCACTAATTTGCGCCCCATGTGGGCACTTGACAATATACGCAAGGGCGCAGAGATCACATCCTTGCTCTGAAGGGTGACATGGCCTACGACAACAGTGATGGTCGTCTGCGGGGTAGGAAGCTCCAAGCGACCAGGCTGCGCATTTGGTCGAGCGACCCGCACTGCGCCATGTGCCGCAAGCTGCTGGCCTATCCCCATGGGTTCGAGCTGGACCACAAGCAAGCGCTGCACAAGGATGGCAGCAACGATGACGAGAACATGCAGGTGCTTTGCCCTCCTTGCCACCAGGTGAAGACGGCGCAGGACATGGGGTTCAAGGAGCGGGCCAAGTTCGATGCCGATGGGCGCGTGCTCTGGTAGTTCGATTTCAGGAGTACACATGGACCGCACGCAGCACCCAACGAACAACGCCGTACTGGGCGCACCACAAGGGTGGGACCAGAAGGATGTGCCATGCGGCGCGCTGGCCATCACGCGCACGGAGATGGGCGGCATGCCCGCTGTTGTGTCGTTCTGGAAGCCAACAGCCGATGAGCTGGCGGCCCTGAACGCTGGGCAGTCGGTCGCGCTGTGGGTATGTGGCTCGACCATGCCGCCTGTTGCGCTGTCGGTCGAGGCATAGCCGGGGGCTTCGGTCTTTGGGTCTTTCAGGCTGGAAACCGACCTGTTCCCTCTTCGCGCACACCCGCGTAATGAGAACCTTTTTTAGGAGTGGCCACGATGGCAGGCAGACGCCCGAAACCCACTGCGTTGCGGCTGGTTGAAGGCAATCCTGGCAAGCGCGCGGTCAACAAGAAGGAGCCGAAGCCCAAGCGGGTGATCCCGGCATGCCCTGCGTACCTTTCGGACGCGGGGAAGGTGGCCTGGGGGCGCCTGTGCGTGCTGCTGGACCGCATGGGCGTCCTCACAGAGGCTGATTCGCTCGCGCTTGAACGCCTGTGCGACTGCTACACCGAGATTTTGGAGTGCCGCGAGCTGATCGCGCGTGACGGGCGCACCTACAGCAGCGTCACGACGCGCACAACGAGCGAAGAGGGCGAGGAAACGACCGTCGAAGAGGTCAAGTCCTTGCTGAAAGCAAACCCGGCGGTGGCAATGATGGCCGACGCCGACCGCCGATTCAAGAGCTACCTGGTGGAGTTCGGGCTGACGCCTGCCGCCAGGTCGAAGGTCCATGCAACCCCCGATGACGACAACAAAAAAGACCCGCTCGCCGAGTTCTTCGGGAGCTGATCCGGTCACGGAGTACGCGCAATCGGTGGTGGATGGTGCTCGAGTGGCGGGGCCGCATGTGCGCGGCCAGTGCGCGCGGCACCTGCGGGACCTGAAAGAGGGCAAAAAGCGCGGCCTGGTGTGGAACGTGGACGAGGCCAACAAGGCGCTACGGTTCTACAGCAACGTGTTGAAGCTCAACGGCGGCGACTTCGAGGGCAAGCCGTTCAACCTGCTGCCCTGGCAGAAATTCGTGGTCGGCTCGCTGTTCGGCTGGCAGGGCACGGATGGATACCGCCGGTTTCGGGTGGCCTACGTCGAAACCGCCAAGGGTTCGGGCAAGAGCCCACTGGCGGCCGGGGTGGGGATGAAGGGCTTGGTGGCCGACAACGAGCCACGCGCGGAAATCTACAGCGCTGCCACGAAAAAGGATCAGGCAATGATCCTGTTCCGTGACGCTGTTGCCATGGTGGACCAGTCCCCAGAGCTCGCCAAGCGCCTGACCAAGAGCGGCACAGGGGAACGGGCCTGGAACCTGGCCTACACCGCCCAGGGCGCCTTCTTCCGGCCCATCAGCAGCGATGACGGGCAGTCTGGTCCCCGGCCGCACATCGGATTGATCGATGAGCTGCACGAGCACAAGACGAACACGGTGGTGGAAATGATGCGGGCCGGCACCAAGAGCCGGCGCCAGGCGCTTATCTTCATGATCACCAACGCCGGGCACAACCGCATGGGACCCTGCTGGGGGTATCACGAGTACGGCGCGAAGGTTGCCTCGGGCGAGGTGGAAGACGACGCATTCTTCCCCTACGTGTGCAGCCTGGACGAAAAGGACGACCCGTTCGCCGATGAATCCTGCTGGTCGAAGGCCAACCCAAGCCTGCAGGACGCCGATTTGCCGGGGATGAAGTACATCCGCGAGCAGGTGGTCGAGGCAAAGGGCATGCCCTCCAAGGAGGCCATCGTCCGGCGCCTGAACTTCTGCCAGTGGACCGACGCGGAATCGCCTTGGATCTCGGGCGAGGTGTGGCGCGCGGCGCAGCGAGACTTCGATTGGCAAGAGATGCGCGGCCGGCGGGCGGTCGCGGGGCTGGATCTGTCCAGCACCACCGACTTGACGGGCCTGGTGTTCCTGGTGGAGCCGCTGAAAGAGGGCGAGCCGTGGCTATTGGTGCCGTTCTGCTGGCTGCCTGACGTGGAGCTGCAGCGCAAGGCCGACACCGACCGCGTGCCCTACATCCAGTGGCGCACCGAGGGGTATCTGGACACCACGCCAGGCCGGGCCATCAGCAAGCGGGTGATCCTGCAGAAGCTGTCGGCCATGTGCGACTTCTTCGAGATCGTGGCGTGTGGGTATGACCGCTGGCGCATCGAGGATCTGATGGCCATGGCTGCGGATGACGGGATTTCGCTGCCGGAAATGAAGCCAGTAGGGCAGGGCTACAAGGACTTCAGCCCAGCGCTGGAGACGTTCGAGCGGATGCTGCTCAACGGCGAGATTGCCCACTCGGGCCACAAGGTGCTCGACTGGTGCATGAGCAATTCAGTGATCGAGCAGGACGGCGCGGAGAACCGCAAGCTGTCGAAGGAAAAAGCGACCGGCCGGATTGACTTGGCTGTCGCTGCCGTCATGGCCGCTGGCCTGATCAACACAACTCTCTCTACGGAGAAGTCCTTTTGGGAAACCGCATGACCATCAAAGACAAACTGCACACCGCGGCGGTAGCGGCGGCAGGCTTTTTGCCTGATGTGCTCATGATCGGCGGGGCCTATGGGGTGTCCTATGGTGCCTGGCTGGTGTACGGCCCGGCTGGCTACGTGGCGGGCGGTGTTTTCGCCCTAGTGGCCGGCATTGTGCTGGCGCGAGGTAGCAAGTAATGGGGTTCCTGGCCCGGGCGGTGTCCGAGCGCAAGTCCTACGACTCGCTGGAGCTGTTCCGCGAGATCTATGGCGGCAAGACCTCGAAATCGGGCGTCACGATCACCCTGGAGAACGCTTTCAAGGTGTCCGTGGCCTTCGCCTGCCTCAAAGTGCTGTCGCAGGGCGGCGCGCAGGTGCCTTTCAAGCTGTTCCAAGAGACTGAAATCGACGGCCTGAGCAACATTTCGCCAGCGAAAAAGCACCCGCTGTACGACCTTCTGGCCACCGCGCCGAACGACTGGACCACGTCCTTCGAGTTCCGCGAGACGCTGATCCTGCACGCGGCCCTGGGCGATGCCTACGCATTCATCAACCGGGCCGGATCGAGCGGGAAAATCCTCGAATTGATCCTGCTGGACCCCGCCAAGGTGCAGAAAGAGCAGAAGCCGGACTGGTCCATCGTCTACAAGGTGACCGGCCGCAGTGGTGCTGTGCAGGAATTCCCCGCGCAGGCCATCTGGCACGTCAAGGGGCCATCTTGGACAGGCCTGCAGGGCATGGACACCCTGAACCTCGCCCGCGAGGCCCTGGGCCTGGCAATTTCGACCGAGGAATCGCATTCCAAGCTGCACGAGAAGGGCGTCCGGCCTTCGGGCATGTACACCGTTGATGCCACGCTGAACGTGGAGCAATACGGCAAGCTCAAGGCCTGGATTGACAAGGAATTCGCGGGCGCCGAGAACGCCGGCACCGCCATGATCCTGGACCGGGGCGCCAAGTGGCTGCCCATGGCCATGACCGGCTTGGACGCCCAGCACCTGGAGACTCGCAAGTTCCAGATCGAGGAAATTTGCCGTTTTTTTGGTGTGATGCCAATCATGGTCGGGTACTCCGACAAGGCGGCCACCTACGCCAGCGCCGAGCAGATGTTCCTGTCGCACGTGGTGCACACGCTGTCGCCCTGGTATGCCCGGATCGAGAACAGCGCCGATGTCCACCTGCTGACGAAGAAAGAGCGGGCCGATGGCCACTACTTCAAGTTCGTGGCCGCCGGCCTGCTGCGCGGCGCCGCGAAAGACCGGGCCGAATACTACGCAAAAGCCCTGGGCGCGGGCGGTAGCCCGGCCTGGATGACTCAAGACGAGGTGCGCGCGCTCGAAGAACTGAACCCCAAGGGCGGCGACGCAGGCGAACTGCCTGTCGCCACGAACGTCCCACCAAAACCATCGTCCGACCCGAGCGCGGCGACCCCTTGAAAGGGCAGACATGACCACCAAGAACCTGGATTTCGCCTTCGAGCTGAAGGCCGCAGATGACGGCACCTTTGAGGGCTACGGGTCGGTGTTCAACATCACCGACCGAGGCGGCGACATCGTCATCCCTGGCGCCTTCGCCAACACCCTGGCCGAAGCGAAAAAGGCCGGCCGGATGCCTGCGATGCTGTGGCAGCACAACCAGCGCGAGCCCATCGGCGTCTATTCCGAGATGTCGGAGGACGCGGTAGGCCTGCGCGTGAAGGGCCGCCTGGCGCTCAAGACGCAACGCGGCTCCGAGGCCTACGAACTCATGAAGATGGGCGCCCTGACCGGCCTGTCCATCGGCTACCGCGTGCGCGATGACAGCTGGGACCGCGTCACCGGCGTGCGCACCATCAAACAGGCCGACCTGGTGGAGATTTCCCCGGTCACCTTCCCTATGAACGACGCTTCGCGCGTCTCGGCTGTCAAGACCATCGAGGATCTTGACAGCCTGTCCGAATTCGAGCGCCACCTTCGTGATGTCGGTGGATTCTCGAAGAGCGAGGCCACCGCACTGGTGTCCCGCATGAAGAGCATTGTCAGCCGGGGTGATCCCGGGGATGGCTCTGGATCGTTGGCCGATCTCGTCGGCTCCCTGAAAGCGCGTGCCGTCTTCTGACCAACGCAATCCCCGTAGCACTGGCCGCCCTTGAGGCGGCTTTTTCATTCCCGAAAGGCAAACATCGTGAAAATCACCCGTCAAAATCTCGCCCTGGCGTTCTGCGCTGTGATGGCGCTCGTCGCGGTGGCCGCATTCGCCGGCTATCCCATCATCAACTACCTGCCGCCTGAAGTTCTGGCCGGCCTGGCGGCTGCGGGCTCTATGCCCTTCGTCGCATCGGGCGAAACCACGCTGCTGGAGATCAAAAACGTCCTGGAGGGCCAAGGCAAGGCCTTCGAAGAGTTCAAGAAGGCCAATGACGACCTGATCAAGGCTAAGGCCGATGGCAAGGCTGTCGGCGACCTGGAAGCGAAGGTAGCGGAACTCGGCAAGGCGCTCGACAAGTTCGATGAACTCAAGACCGCCATCGAAGAGATCCAGAAGAAGGCCGCCCGTCCGCAGAACGACACCGAAGCCAAGGCCGCCAACGATCTGGCCGCCGAAGTCAAGGGCTTCAACATCTCTCTGCGCGCCGAGTTCCAGGCCAAGGGCAAGCCATTCCCTGGCGAGCTGAATGCTGATGCGTACACGCAGTACAAGTCGGGCTTCTTCAAGGTCGTTTCTGGCGTTTCCGTGGACGACCTGACCCCCGACGAACGCAAAGCCATGTCGGCCGGCTCGGACCCCGATGGCGGCTACCTGCTGCCCCACGCCACCCAAGGCGCCATGCTGGGCAAGATCTACGAGCAGTCGATCATGCGTCAGCTGGCCACCGTGCAGACCATCAGCACCAACGACATCGAAGGTCTGCTGGACAACGACGAAGCCAGCGCCGGCTGGGTGTCGGAACTGGGCACCCGCTCGGATACGTCCACCCCGCAGGTCGGCAAGTGGCGCATCGAGGCGCACGAGATGTACGCCATGCCAAAGGTGTCGCAGCGCATCCTGGACGACGCTGCAACCAACGTCGAAGCCTGGCTGTCCGGCAAGATCGCCGACAAGTTCGCCCGCGTTGAAGGCGCCGCGTTCTGGACCGGCACCGGCGTCGGCCAGCCCAAGGGCCTGACGTCCTACGACACGGCGGCAACCGGCGATGCAAGCCGCGCCTGGGGCACGTTCGAGCATGTGGTGACGGGCGCCAACGGTGCCTTCCACACGACGCAGTTTGACCCCGTGGTCAACCTGATCGGCGCGCTGAAAGACCAGTACCTGGCCAACGCATCCTTCACGATGCGCCGCAGCGTCCGCACCGCGGCCCGCCTGCTGAAGGAATCGACCACCAACCGCTACCTGTGGGAACCCGGCATGCAAGTCGGTTCGCCAGAGCGCCTGATGGGCTACCCCGTGCGCGTGGACGAGTACATGCCCGCCCTGGGCACCGGCTCGCTGTCGCTGGCATTCGGTGACTTCCGCCAGGCGTACCTGATCGTGGACCGCATGGGCGTGCGCACGCTGCGCGACCCCTTCACCGCCAAGCCCTATGTCGTGTTCTACACGACCAAGCGCACCGGCGGCGGCGCGCAGAACACCGAGGCGCTGAAGTTCCTCAAGTTCTCGACCTGATCGGCCAGGGGCCCGCCATCCGGTGGGCTCCAACCCCAACCACTTGAAAGAATACCCATGACATCCATGCTCAAAAACGTGAAGGTCACGCCCGTTGCCGCATCTGCTGCAGCCGCGACGACCGAAGTTCTGACCAGCGTGCTGGACATGTCCGGCTACGACGGCGTGATGTTCATTGCCCTGCTGGGCGATGTGACCACCACGTCTGTGCTGACACTGACCGCCAAGGGCAACACCGCCAGCTCCACCAGCTCGCCCACCCCGGTGACGCAGGTGGCAACCGCCGCCTTCACCGCTGACGCCACGAGCGGCGACGACAAGGCCTTGGTGGTGGACGTGTACGACCCGCAGCTGCGCTACGTGTTCGCCAGCCTGACCCGCACCGTGGCCAACGCCGTGGTGAATGGGGTCATCGCCATCCAATACAAGGCTGAATTCCGGCCCACCACCCAAGCCGCGACGGTCATCGCCTCGGCAATGGGCCCAGGCGTCGCCGCCTGATGCGTGAAGCGCCTGCCCACGCGGGCGCTTTGCAGATCACGAACAGGACGCACCAATGATCATCACCCTGCCAGAAGCAAAGCTGCATCTGCGCGTTGACCACGACGACGAAGACGCGCTGATCACCTCCAAGATCATCGCGGCCGAGTCCCTGGTGTGCCGGTACATCAACCGTGGGGTGTATGCAGACCAGAACACGCTGAACACCGCCAAGACCGCCGCGCCCACCGCGCTGTCGGCCGCCACGGTGGTCTATGACGCGGCCATTGAGGCCGCTGCCCTGGTCGAAAGCGTGGTCGAAAAGGCTGCCGCCATCGAAGCCGCCGAACAGGAGTACCTGGACGCCCAGACCCTGGCCCGCATGGCGCGCGCTGGCATCGTGACCAATGATTCGTTCAAGGCTGCGGTGATGCTGGTGCTGGGTCACCTGTACGAGCACCGCGAGGACGTGGTTGTCGGTGTGACCGTGGCGACCCTGCCCAACGGCGCCGAGTACCTGGTCGAGCACCTGAAGGTGTACCGCTGATGCAAGCCGGACGCCTCAACCGCCGCTGCGTCATTCAGGCCCCGGGCACCGCCCAGGACGAGCTGGGCCAGCCTACCCCCGGCTGGACGGACTTCGCCACTGTGTGGGCCGACATCCGCATGAAGTCGGGCCTGGAGTCGATCAAGGCGGGCGCCCCGGTGTCGGTCGTTGCTGCATCGATCCGCATCCGCTACCGGGCTGGCGTGAACGCAGGCATGCGCGTGGTGCACAACCTGGTGGCCTACGAGATCAAGGCGGTGATGCCGGATGTGTCGGGGCGTGTGTTCCTGGATCTGGCCTGCGAAGTGGTGAACTGACATGGGCATGGGTGTGCGCATGAACGTGGCTGGCTTCAAGGAGCAGCTGCGCGCCGAGGTGGACAAGCTGCACGCGGCCACCCGCCCGGCGGCCCAGGCGGGCGCCCAGATCATCTACGAGCGCGCACGCATCGAGGCCCCTGTATCGGCTGACAGCCACTTCTTCTACATCCGGGGCCGCAAGTACGGCCCCTACGCACCCGGCACGCTGCGGGACGCGATCTATCAGGTGTTCAGCAAGGACAACAGCTTCAAGGACGTGAGCACGTACCACATCAGCTTCAACAAGAGCGAGGCGCCGTATGGGTTCATCGTCCACAACGGCACCAGCCGCACGGCGGCCCATCCGTTCATCAGCAAGGCAGTTGTCGAAACCCGCACACAAGTTCGGGCGGCCATCAAGGCGCGCTACATCGAAGAGGTCAACAAATGAGCATGGAAGCCGACCTCTCGACGCTGCTCAAGACCGTGTGCCCGCGCACGTTCCCGGACGTGGCCGACATCGGCACCGCGCCGCCGTTCATTGCCTGGCAGCTGCTGGGGGGTGAATCCCTGCGGGCGCTGGACAACACCGCGCTCGACAAGCGAAACAGCTATGTGCAGGTGTCGGTCTACAGCACGACCCGTCTGGAGTCGCTGACCAAGATCCGTGCGGCAGAAGAGGCGATGTGCGCCAGCCCTGCGTTCACCTGTACCCCAATGGGTGAGCCGCTGGCCACCTATGAGCCCGACACCAAGCTCTACGGCGCCATCCAGCGCTTTTCGATCTGGGCCGCGCGATAGCCCACTGAATTAGGCGAAAGCCGACAAAGCAAGCCCCTCTCGGGAAACCGGGCGGGGCTTTTTTCATGCCCGCTGAGGGCAGCAACCCGACCGCCCCAGAGGCGGTTTTTTCACTTCTGAAAGGCCCTCACCATGGCACAAGTCCCAACCGGCACCACGATTTTCGTTGCATCCGTTTTCGCATCCGCGCTGACCTTTAGCGCAGCCAGCAACGCCACTGAATGCGTTCTCACCATGGCCAGCACCACTGGCTTGGCAAATGGCGACTTCGTGGAAGTCTCCAGCGGCTGGGGGCGCCTGAATCTGCGCGCCGCACGCATCAAGAGCGTGGTTCTCAACACCTCGATCACGCTGGAAGGCATGGACACCACGTCCACCACGTTCTTCCCAGCTGGTGCTGGTGCTGGCAGCGTGCGCAAGGTTTCGACCTGGCAGCAGATCACCATGATCACGGCCGTGTCCAGCAATGGCGGCGATCCCGTGACCGTGGACTACAAGTACCTGGAATCGGACGTTCGCTACAAGATGAACGACGGTTTCAACGGCACCGACTACACGCTGACCATGGACGCTGACGCCATCAGCACCGCTGGCTACACGGCCCTGAAGAACCTGACCGACGTTCAGACCAGCACCATCCTGCGTGTTGTGACCCGCTCGGGCCAGATCCAGCTGATCCCCGGCACCGTGGCGCTGAACGAGTCCGTGCAGATGAATGACGGCCAGATCAACACCGTGACGGCCTCCATCTCGGGCAACAACCGCACCACGCGCTACGCCTCCTGATCCCCGGCGAAAGCCACCCCAGCACCGACGCAGGCTGCTGTCTTCCTTTCGCGGGGAAGCGGCAGCTTGCGCACGGGCATTTGTAACCCCGCGAAGAAAGACTCATATGGCAACCATCAAGCTCGGCAACAAGCCAAAAAACTTCAAGCGCATCGTCAAGTTCCCATTGCTGGAAGGCGGCGAGGGCTCCATCGAATGCAACTACAAATACCGCACTCGGTCTGAATTCGGCTCCTTCATTGACAAGGTGGTGGAGGCATCTGGCGCCGGGGAAAAGCCCGAAGGCGAAAAGTTCAGCATGGCCGAACTGATGGAGCGCACCGCCGGTCAGAACGCGTCCTACATCATGGACGTGCTCGATGGCTGGAGTCTGGGCGAGCAGCTGACCAAGGCGAACGTGCAGCAGCTGGCGGACGAGTTCCCTGCAGCCGCATCTGCGATCATGGAAACCTACCGGAGCGCCTGCCTGGAGGGAAAGTAGCAAACCTGAAAGCGGCCGCCCAGGCGGCTTACTTTCAGGAAAAAGAAGGGGCTGTTTTCTCCGCTGCCGACTATGGCTTGGATGTCGTAGAGGTATGGCCGGAGAACTGGCAGGCATGGACTTTGTTCTGCCAGGTGTCCACCCAGTGGCGCATGCGAATGCAGTCGTTCATTGGGGGCTCGATAAGCACCCCGTGTGGGCTGGACTACGGCGCCATTTACCCCCTGTTGGACCGCGTTGCGTCAAGCAATGCAGAGTGGCTGGAGTTCTTTGAAGACATCCAGCTACTGGAGCGCACTGCGCTCGACCAAATGAGCGAAAACCGCTCCGACAAATAGCCACCTGCGGGTGGCTTTTCCTATTCATGGGCTCGCTACTGGCGGGCCTTTTTTATTTGGGCACCCATGACATCTGACCTGCGAATTCAGGGCGAGGTAGTCGTCAACTCGGAACAGGCTGAAAGCGCCTTCAACCGGGTAGGCGACAAGGCCCAGCAGATGGCCAATGAGGTCGCCACGTCTGCGACCAAGGCAGGCCAGGCCGTTGACAAGATCGGCGATGGCGCGGGCGCCAGCGCAGAGAAGTTCACAAAGGCGCAAGCCAGCTTCCGCGATTCGATCATCAAGTCAACGCAAAAGCTGCAGGAGCTGAATAAGTCGGCCAGCGAAGTGTTTGAGATGCGGGCGGCGAACAGGGGCTTCGACGCGTCCAAGTTCGCCCCCTACATCGAAGAGCTGAAGAAGGCGGAGGCCGCCCAGCGCATCGCCACCGGTTCGCTCGACAAGATGGGCATCAGCGCCGCCCAGACGGCCGCAGCGCTGCGCGGCGTTCCCGCACAGTTCACCGACATCGTGACCAGCCTGCAGGGCGGACAAGCTCCGCTCACGGTGTTCCTGCAGCAGGGCGGCCAGCTCAAGGACATGTTCGGCGGGGCTGGTGCGGCCGCGCGCGCCCTGGGTGGTTATGTGGTTGGGCTGATCAACCCGTTCACCGTGGCTGCAGCCGCTGGGGTTGCGCTGGCGCTGGCCTACAAGCAGGGCAGCGCAGAGGCTGACGCCTACAACAAGGCGCTGATCACAACCGGCAATGCTGCAGGAACCAATGCGGCCCAGCTCAAGGCCTACGCCCAAGAAATCAGCGCTGTTGTTGGCACGCAAGGCAAGGCGGCAGAGTCTCTGGCTGCGCTTGCGTCCACCGGGAAGATCGGCGCGGAGTCTCTGAAAGAGGCCGCCCAGGCTGCTGTGCAGTATGAGCGCGCCACCGGGCAGGCGGTGGAAAAGACGGCAGAGCAATTCGCCTCTCTGCGCAATGAGCCGCTGGCGGCCGTGCTGAAGCTGAACGACGGGATGAATTTCCTGACGGACAGCACGTACAAGCAGATCAAGAGCCTGGAAGAGCAGGGCAAGACCGCCGAGGCGGCGAACGTTGCTCAGCGTGCATTCGCCGACACGCTGTCCGGTCGCGCTGGAGAGATGGAGCGCAACCTCGGCACGGTGGAACGCGGGTGGCTGGCCGTCAAGGACGCAGCCAAGAGCGCATGGGATGCCATCCTGAACGTTGGCAGGGCGTCCACCAATGTTGACCAACTGGCAGCCGTGCGCAAGCAAATTGCCGACCGTGAAAACCAGCTTGCAAACGGCGGATTTGGCGCAAACGGCGGTGGTGCGGCCTTTGGGCGGCCGAGCCAAGCTGCAACGGAGCGCCTGCGGGCAGAGCTTTCCGCGTTGCAGGCCCAGGCGGCGGCGCTGGAGGGCGTTGCAAACCAGAGCCGAGTCGCCGCCGAAGAAGAGCGCAAGCGCGGCGAGCAGGTCAAGGCCACAGCCGCCTTCGACAAGGCGGGCGAGAAGTTCCTGACCGACAAGGCCAAGATGGAGCGCGAACTGGCCGCCGCGCGCGTGCAGGGCGCCGAAGCCGGGAAAAGCCAGGCCGAGATTGAGCAGCGCCTGGCGCAGATCCGCGAGAGCTTTGCCAAGAAGGGCAGCACCGCCGCCGAGAACAAAGAGCTGCGCGACCAGATGCGCGTCTTTGCTGACCTGGCGGGCGTTTCGTCCACCTACTACACCGAGCTGGCCAACTACCAGAAGCAGCGCGCAAACAACGTCATCACCGAACAGCAGTATGTGCAGGCGGTTGAAGACCTGATCAAGAAGCAGCCCTTTGCCGTTGCCATTGCCAAGGAGCAGGCCGACGCCACCAAGGCCCAGGCCAAGGCATCCGAAGAGGCTGCAAAGGCCCACCTGAAATACGTGGAGAGCTTTGGCAAGGGCGCGGCTGCAGCCCAGCAGCAGGCCGACCAGTTGCGCACCGAAGAGGCTGCAGCAGCCATTGCGGCAGATGGCTATTACTCGCTGGCGCAGGCGATCGAATTGGTGACTATTGCCCGGCTGGAAGAGCAGCAACAGGGCCTGCTGGGCAATGAAGAGGCCTACCTGGCCGTGCAGAAGGAAATCGACGCCCGAAAGGAGTTGGTGGGCCTTATCGGCTCCAAAGAAGCCCGCAAGGCTGCAGAGGATTCTGCTAAGGACGCGGCGCGCGAGTGGGACCGCGCTGCGGCCGACATCAACCGCAGCCTGACCGACGCCCTGCTGCGAGGGTTCGAGAGCGGCAAGGACTTCGCCCAGAACCTGCGTGACACCATCAAGAACATGTTCAGCACCCTGGTGCTGCGTCCTGTTATCAGTGCGGTCCTGTCACCTGTGTCTGGTGCATTGGGGAGCATGTTTGGCGGGGCTGGAGGTGCTGGCGGTGGGGGGATTGGCAGCGCGATGAACCTTGCCAGCCTGGGCTCAAATGCACTGAGCCTCTATAACGGCGGCCTGGCTGGCTGGGTGGGTTCTGGGGTCGGGTCAATCTTCGGAACTGCCGCTGGCAATGCAGCGCTTGGCACGACTCTAGGACTTGGATCAAGCAGCTCGATTGCTGCCGCGAATGCCGCGTCCCTTGCTGGTGGCGGCAATGGCGTGCTGGGCATGGGGGCGTCTGGCACTGCTGGCACGTCTGCGCTGGCAGGCGCAGGGGCATTTGCTGCGGTTGCCGCTGTGGTGCTCAACGCTCTAGGCGCATTTAAATCCGAGCGCAAGGTCGGCGGCGGTTTGATGGGCACGCTGGGCAGTGGCAGCATCAGCCCCTGGGAAGAATGGCGCGAAGGCGGCACGCTGTTCAGCGGCCCCAGCTACAGCACCATGAACCCGGTGGCAGAACTAGCCCGGGCGCGCGAGCGTCTGGCCTCTCTGCAGGCGTCCAGCGCGGCAGGCACTCTGGGCAACCCACAGGTGCTTGCAACGCAGCAACTCATCGTTGACCAACTGGAAGCCACTTACGGCGGGCTCGCTGACGCTACGGCCCAACAGTCTAAGGTCATCCAGACTGCGTACGACGCCATGCGCAAGAGCGCTGGCGACATGGCGGACACGCTCGGATTGAGCAGTGACGCTGCGCGCAAGTTCACCACGCAACTGGGCGGTGAAAAGGGTCTGAATTTTGACGGTTTGAATGCTGAACAGCAGCAAGCCAAGGTTGCAGAGGCCCTTGCCACCGCAAACAACGAACTGGCGCAGCAGGTAATCGGGACGTGGGAAACCACGAGCAAGGAAGTCAGCCGAGTCATCGCCACATCCTTCGGCAGCGCGGAAGAGAGCGGCATGGTCACGTCGTGGGAAACCTTGACGGACACGATCACCCAAACCCGCTACGTTGCAAGCGAGTACGCGAAGGATGGCGAGAAGGCCATTGACACCCTGACGCGGCTTGCGAGCAGCTTGAGCACCGTCAACACCATCTGGGACCAGCTGGGTAACGACATGCTCCAGGCGAGCCTGGCTGGCGCAGACGCGGCGAGCCGGATCGCAGAAGCCTTCGGCGGTCTGGAGGCGATGTCCGCCACGACCGGCAGCTACTTCCAAAACTTCTATGGCGCCGACGAGCAGCGCGATGCCATGCGTCGCCAGATCCAAGGGCAGCTCGACAAGCTCAACCTGACTCTGCCAGACATCGACGCCGCAAACGCGCGCGAGCAGTACCGCGCGCTGGCCGAGGCGCAGGACCGCAACACCGAAGAAGGGCTTAAGGCGTATGTTGCTCTGCTGCAGTTGTCGGGTGCCTTTGCGTCCCTAACTCAGGCCGCACAGACCACCACCCAGACCCTGGAGCAGCAGCGCCAGGCCTACTACGGCGCGCTGCAAGATGCAGTCTCTGCCCGCAACAAGTCCCTGCAGAGCCAGCTGAGCGCCGCACAGGAGGTGGAGAGCACGCTCGACAACCTGTTCGGCATCCTGCGCAGCAACGTGCGGGAGCTGTACGGCGAGGTGGACGGCACGCGCGGCATGCTCGCCAGCCAGGGCAGCGCGTTCATCGACCAGGCTCTGGCGGCCGCGAAGGCGTCGGGCTACCTGCCCGACGCCGACAAGCTGGCCGAGGCGATCAGCGCCGTGCGCGGTGGCATCGACGGCGGGGCCTACACCAGCCAGTTTGCATCCGACCGCGACCGCCTGGTGCTGGCGGGCAAGCTGTCCGGGCTGGAGGGTATCGCCGAGAAGCAGCTCACCGACGCACAGAAGACCGTGCGCGCGCTCGAAACGCAGATCGACCAGAACGAGCAGGTGCTGGACAACTGGCGCCAGGCCATCGACATCGCCAATGGCACGTACCAGGGCGTCCTGAGCGTGGAATCGGCCATCCAGCAGCTCAGCGGCTCGCTGGGCCTGTCGGGCAACACCAAGCCCGCCACGGTGTCGGGCGGCAGCGGCGGCGGTGGTGTTGTCGGCCCTGGCTACCGTGATCGCGGTACGGTTCCCCGAGTGGCCTATGGCGCCGATGAAGCGCTGACCAGCTTTGAAAAATTCGAAGCATGGTTCCAGGGCCTCATGACCAATGCGCCCACGTCATTGCTGCAGAGTGACGCCTATAAGGTGCCTGACTGGATGCGCATGGCAGGCTTTTTTGGCACTGGCAGCGAGAGCGACACGCTCGGCTCGTACTTGTACCTCAAGAACAATTCCCAGTTTGCGCGCGACCTGCAGCAGATCATGACCACGGGCGTGTCCAGCCTGCCAACGGATGGCAGCACGCTGGTGCGCAGCGATCTGTCCAAGATGCCCGCCGATGCTGCTGAGTTCTTCAAGAACGACCGCAACAGCCTGCTGAGCTATGAGAGCTTTGGCCTGGACCCGGTGCTGGCGTACAAGCTCTACAAGGATGGCCCCGGCCAGTTTGGGCTGGACATAAAGCGCGAGAACTTTACGGAATGGTTGCGCACCCACAAGTGGACAGATGGCGGTGTGGTATCGGCCAACAACACGCTGGACACGGCCAAGCCCTACGCAGGCTACAACCTGGCGCGCTACGACAACGCCACCGGCAACATCGTCAACCTCGACGGCACCATCTACTCGCCAGACGGCAAGTACCTGGGCATGGCCGGGCGCGACCTGATGGCCAGCGTGTACGGCTCGGCCTTCCTTGGCACCTCGGGCGGCAGCTACGGCGACGCCACGCGCTCGGCGCTGTACAACAGCCAGGTACAGGGTGGGGCTACAGAAGCCGACTACTACGCCAAGATCAAGTCGGGCCTTGACGATGCGATGGCGCAAGGCAAGACGGCCCAGGACATTGCAGATGCGATCAGTTCTACAGGCGCATCCATGCAGGACGTGGCAGCGGCTTACGGCCTCACTGTGGCCGAGCTGGAGGCCAACCTGCGCGCCAAGGGCGCCACCAACATCCCCAAGTTCGACATTGGCACCAACTACGTGCCGCGCGACATGCTGGCCTACATCCATGAGGGCGAGGCTGTGGTGCCAAAGGCCTACAACCCGGCGGCGGGCGGTGGTGGGGCTGGCGGTAATGCCGAACTGGTGGCCGAGGTGCGCGCTCTGCGTGAGGCCGTCGCAGCGCTGCAGGCCGCCGCAGACGAAACAGCAGGCAACACCCGGTTGATGCCGCAGATGGGGCGCCAGTTTGACCAAGTGGCCGGTACAGGCCGCGTTATCACCAGGGCAGTCTGATGAACATCCTTCTACCCAAGACCATCACGAACGCCATGTTCGGCGCCGGGACCAACATCCCGGCTGTGGACTCTTTAACCACGCCCGCAGAGGTTGAATGGGTCACTGGCGGCTCATTTGCTGACGGCACGCGGCGCACATGGAAGGGCTACTGGTACGAGGCAGTTCAGGCCATGACCACCGCGCCGACCAATGCCATTGAACCCGGCACGGCGGCAGCAGAGGGCTACTGGCTGAAAGACGAAGGCGCCCCCACCAACCGCATGGCCCCCTTCGACAAGTACCTGTTCACGAAGGCGCGGCGCGCGGGCTCCATCGTCTATGAGCTGACCCCGGGGTTCGTCAACGGCGCGGCGATCTACGAGATTGAGGGGGACAACCTCGAAATCACCGTCAAGGACGGCGCCACCGATCTGATCACCCCGATTGACATTGAGCTGTGGGAGCAGGCCCCGGGCCTGTGGGAGTACCTGTTCGGCGAACTTGAGCGCGGCGACTACTACGCCCTCAAGGACATCCCGATCAACCCCAACGCCAAGATCACGATCACGATCAGCCGCAACAACCCATCGACCGAGGCCGCAGTCGGCTTTATCAGCGTGGGCAACTGGAAGACGCTGCTCGCGCCACTCACGCAGGCCAGCGGCGTGCAGTACGGGGTCGAAGCCACCACGCGGGACTACTCGTACAGCCAGGAATACAAGGACGGCACGTACATCGATGTGGAAGGCCGCAAGGCCACCGATATCAACCTGTCCTGCGTCATCGCATCCGAAGAGGCGCCAGCGGCGGCCCTCTTGCTTGAGCAGATTCTCGGGAAGGCCGTAGCCATCGAGGTGAGCGAGCTTCCCAAGTATTCCCACCTGGCAACGGTGGGAAGAGTCACCGGCTCAGTCCGGAATCCCAACTGGCCCACCGCCCAAGTGGACATACAAATCAAAGGCAACCCATGACCAGTCCTGTCGCGCCAGATGCGGCGCCGTCCGTGCCGGAGTTCCCGGCGCTTGGCGATCCTTCGTTCAACAGCAAGGCCTACACCTGGGGCACTTGGCTTCCAACTTTGGTGACCTGGATCACCAACGTGGTGGCCGACGCATACCAGAACGCGCTGAGTGCTTTCGAGAGCGCCACGGCATCGGCTGCCAGCGCAGCCGCGTCCGAGGCCTCGGCCGTCACATCCATGGCGGGCTCCAACTTCATCGGCGACTGGGCTGGCAAGACAGGTCAGCAGCTCCGACCTGCCTCCGCCGCGCATATCGGCCGCATTTGGATGCTGCTGGCTGACTTGCCCAACATCGAGGCGGCAGAGCCTGGTGTTTCTGCCAGCTGGCGTGCATATGACGTGGTGCTGCCCTTGGAGCACGTCACCACCGCAGCCCAAACAGCCGTTGCTGGCTACAACTACTCGCTGGAGTTTGCGGGTTCCACCACCCTCACGTTGCCCGCATCGCCCGCCGAGGGCGCCATGGTGTGGGTCACCGTTGCAAACGGCCGGTACGACAACAGCATCGCCCGTAACGGCAGCACGATCATGGCGCTGGCCGAGGACATGCTGCTCGACAACCCTACCACCTACCAACTCCGATTCATCAACGGTTCCTGGAGGCTCCTATGAGCGCAGCAAGTCAGTTTGGCGGCGGCATGCCGCTTGGTTCCACGGCCAAGGGCTACGGCCTGACGGAGCCGCAATGGGTGCGCGCGGATGGCCGCACGCTCACACGTTCCGGGTATCCGCGCCTGTCCACCAAGTTTCCCTGCGGCCGCCTCACCGGCACCATCCGAACACTCGGCAGCACGCCCAGCAGCTACAGCGTGGCAGCCAGCCCGACCTACTTTGTCACGCCACTGGCGGCTGGCAACCCGGGCATGCAGTATTCAACCGATGGCGCAACCTGGTCATCGACATCTGTTTCCACGCCATCGGCGTCTGTGGCGTGCATCATCTGGGCGGGCACCCGGTTTTGCGCCGTCAACACCACCACCACCCAGCCGTTCGTCACCACGGGCGACAACCCGAATTCGACATGGACATCCACATCGGGCGGCATCAACAGTGTCCCCGCTGGGCTGCTGAATTTGCTGGCCTACGGTTCGACTCCGGCGCGTATCGTCAGTGTCGGCGGGTCATCAAACACGAACGTGTACACGCTCGACAACGGATCGACTGCTTGGACCAACCGCACGGGGCTGACTTCGCTCAATCGGCGCGGCGTCTGTTGGTCCGGTCAGAAGTTCTTCATCGTGTGCGAGAACGCCGCTGTGGTCAGTTCATCCACTGACGGCATCACCTGGGCTGAGTCCCAGATCCCCGAGGCCATTGCAGCATCGTCGGGGGACATCGCCAGCAATGGCGCGGGCGTCATTGTGATGACTGGCGCAGCGTCTGGGTTGTGGGTCAGCTCTGACCATGGCGTGACCTGGTGCGCTGTCGGCATCCCAGGGATCGCAAGCTCTAACGCCTGGAAGGTGACCTATTCGGGCGACCGGTTTTTCATCCCAACGGCCGCAGGTGTGGCGATGTCCATGGACGGCAAAGAGTGGTTTGTCGAATCCCAATCCCTGCAGGCCCGCGCGCTCAATTCCGGGTTTGCCAAGAAGGTATCGGCCATCGTGCAGATCCAGGCCAGCGCAACAGCCTACTCGTTCACCGAATCCGCGACGGACTTTTGCGTACCCATGCTGCAGAGCTACAGCCCAGCGGTGTCTGGCAACCCCATCGCTTCCGAGCCCGTATTTATCAAGGCCTTGTGACCATGACCACTTTGCACCATTTCGACCTTTGGGGCTGGTACTCGCCCGCCGAGATTCCCGGGCGCGCTACGGGCGTAGCTCCCGACAACCTGCCCGCCGAGCGCGTGGTGGGCCAGCCCTGGCCCAACTTTACGGGCGATGCCTGGGTGCTTCTGGCCTATGCGGAGCCGCCCGCGACGCCCGCTCCACCGCCCGCGCCGCGCTTGGTCACCGTCGGCGCATTCTTCGACCGCTTCGGCCCGCTCAAGTGGGAGATCCTGGCCGACCAGTCGCCCCTGGTGCAGGCCGTCATCCGTGACGCCCAGGTGCGCCGCCACATTGATCTGAGCAACCCTGATCTGCCGGGCGGCCTCGCCATCCTGCAAAGCGCAGGACACCAGATCGACGCGGAGGCGGTGATCGACGCACCAGTGCTGCCGCACGAAGTGCCGTGACCAGCGCCCGCGCCAACACGCAGCCCGCCTCGGCGGGTTTTTTTTCGACCGCAGAAGAACGATAGCCGAGGGGGATCAATGCCAGAACCGACTTCAACATCAGGCATCAGCCTGGCCGCAGTGTCCATTGCGCTGCTCGGGCCCATGGCCGGGCCGTATGCCCTGATCGTGTTTGCCGCGCTGGCCGGTGCGCTGTGGCCACTCAGCGCGGCCGACACCATGACCAGGAGCGCTGGCTTCTGGCTGATGCTGCGCTGCACGCTCACAGCCGTGGCGCTCACTTCTGCGCTGTCGCTGCTGCTGCAAAGCCGGTGGCAGATCCCTGCCAATGAGGCCTTGGCCCCGGTGGCGTTCGCCATTGGCGCCCTGGGCAACGGCTGGCGCCCGGTCTTCGAGGCCATCGGCTCCGCCCTGCAGGCCGTGCTTTCCCGTGCCAGCGGAGGGCCCAAGCCATGAACACCTTGCTGATCGCTCATGAGGTGGCGTGCCTGCTGCTGTTCTTCACGGTGTTCTGCCGCATGCAGAAGACCAACAGGCGCACGCGCGCCGCCATCCGGCTTTCATTCTGGGCCCTGGGCACCGTGGCCGCGCTGGGCATGGCCTGGCCCTTGATGGGCTGGCCACTGCCGTGGTTTGGGGTACTGCTGGCCCTGGCCATCGTGCAGGTTCAGTGGGTCACATCGCATTACTGGTCGGGCGGTGTGCCCGGGAGTTTCAACAGGGGGAATTCATGCTGACCGCATCCCAACTACGCGCCGCCACCGGCTGCACCGCCGCCCGGGCCGACGAATGGCTGCCGCACATCGTCAAGGCCTGCGAAACCTTCTCCATCAACACGCCAGCCCGGCTGGCGGCCTTCCTGGCCCAGATCGGCCACGAATCCGGCCGCCTGGTGTACGTGCGCGAAATCTGGGGCCCCACCCCCGCGCAGCAGCGGTATGAGGGCAGGGCGGATCTGGGTAACACCCAGCCCGGGGACGGCAAACGCTACATGGGGCGCGGCCTGATCCAGACCACCGGCCGCGCCAACTACCGCGCCACCCGCGACGGCCTGGCCGCCTACGCGCCCAACATGCCAGACCTGGAGGCCGTGCCCGCTCTGCTGGAGCGCCCGGACCTGGCCGCCATGAGCGCCGCATGGTTCTGGCACAGCAAGGAGCTGAACGCCTTTGCCGACCTGGGCGACTTCATCCGCATCACCAAGCGCATCAACGGCGGCACCAACGGGCTGGCCGACAGGCAGGCGCTGTATGAGGCGGCAAGGGCGGTGCTGCTGTGATTGCAGGTCTCTACACCTACGCCGCCACAGCCGTTGTGGCGCTTGCGCTCGGCTTCGCAGGGGGTTGGAAAACACAAGGCTGGCGCTGGGACGCGGCCGACAAGCAGCGCATCGAGCTGGAGGCCAAGGAGCGCCAGAAGCAACTTGACCGCGCCAACACTGCCAGCGCCACATTCGAAGACAAGAGGGCCACCAATGAAACCAGATACCGCACCGTCACCGTTACGCTGGAAAAGGTCGTTGAACGCCCTGTGTATCTGCAGCAGTGCGTCGATCCTGATGGCCTGCAGCAGCTCAATGCCCAGATCAGCCGCGCCGCCGATCCCGGCGAACCTGGCATCCGCCTGCCCAAACCTTGAGCCCATCCCGGGGACTACAGGTCGGGTTATTGCGCCGTGGATCTCGCGCGCGGTGAAGCAGTATCAGGACTGCCAGGACAAGGTGCAGGGGCTGCAAGAGGCGTGGCCGAAGTGACAAAAAAGGCCCTGGCGCTCGGTGCGGCAGGGCCTTGATTGTGTGCTTTTGCGCCAACGGCAGCGCCTACGATGCGCCTATTGACTCAAAAACCATAGCATAAAAGCTATGGTGCCCGGGGCCGGAATCGAACGTGCTGTTGATAAAAACAGTACAATAGGCGCATGAGCAATAGTGCACCTATTCCAAGATTCCGCGCCAAGTCATACAAGATGCGTGACGGGACCGTCCATACCTACTATGTGTGGGATGGTCGAGGTCGGGGCCTTGGAGAGATCCGACTTGGCAAAGATCGTGATCGCGCGCTGGAGCTGTGGGCGCAGTGCGAAAAAGGCGTAATACCCGGAGGCTCGAAGAGGAAGCGGGCGTCAGTGGTGTTAAAGGTTGCGCAGCCAAAGAAACGCAGGGTGGTCGGAGATCTGGCTTGGCTGTCTTCGGCCCAATGGGTGCGAACGATGTTCTTCAACGCTGAGCGCAGAGCCATGAAGATGGGGCGGCCATTCACCATCACTCCTGCTGACATGTTGAATTTGGTTGCAGAGGCGAACGGAGTCTGCCAACTCTCTGGGATACCGTTCGACAAGACGCAGACCAACTCCCCTTTTGCTCCAAGTCTAGATCGCATCGAGTGCGCCAAGGGCTACGAGCCTGGCAACGTTCGTCTGGTGTGCCATGTCGCAAACGTTGCAATGAATACCTGGGGAATTGAGCCGGTTCTGAGGCTTGCTCGGGCCATCATCGCGCCAACGACCGACGCGGGATGCGCCTAATTTTGGCGCTTTCGCAAAAAGTGCTATCAATCAAGAAGCACTACAACCACTGTTTTAGTGGTGCCCGGGGCCGGAATCGAACCGGCACGCCTTGCGGCGGGGGATTTTGAGTCCCCTGCGTCTACCAATTTCACCACCCGGGCTGGAATTCGTGAAGCCCCAAATTATGGCACAGTAGGGCGC